GTGCTTGCACACTTTCTGGAATGTCAAGGGCATTAGGCTCTTCAAAGGTCCAGTTTTCTTCTCTCATATTTTGTTCTCTTGTAGTCTCAGTACGTGATTCATTTCGTGTCATATTCTTTCCTCCACGCTTACATGTTTACGTTAGTATATTCGCCATCGGCAGAAGTTGCCTTCATCTTTTCAACGGCATACTTTTCAAGTGGGATACCCCATTTATTAGCCAACCTTACGTCTTCTTTTGAGAGTTTGACTTTTTTGCCAGAGGACGGAGACGAGCGTGAAGCCCCCGATACCACTTGAGCAGGTTGCGTCGTGCCTGAGTTATTTTGTTCCTCAGTTTCCTGCACACGGTTTGAAGCTTGACCAAAGGCCGTTTGAAGGCGGCGGTCAATTTCTTCGTAAAATTCTTCATCATTTGGATCATATCCTTGTTCTTTTAATTCTGCATCCAGCGCAAGAGCGGCTGCTGTTTTAACTGTGTCTTGTCCAAACCACTGATTTCTTTCGGCCCACTCATTTGCTTTAGGATCATAGCTAGGTTGCTGTGATTGTACAGGCTGTGGAGTAGCTGCTACTTGTTCTTCTTTTTGTTTTAATTTAGTGGCAAGGTTATTCTTATAGTTTTGAACCGTTTTTAAATCTGCTTGAGCATTGTTTAAAATTTCTTGAGCTTTAAGAACTTTTTCTTTATCTCCATCTTCAAAGGCTTCCATATAAGCTTGTCGGGCAAGGTCGATATTCTGAGTTAACTGCCTTTCATTTGCATCCAGACTTCTGGTTGCGATGTTGTCAACTTCATTATCTTTAACTTTTAAATTATTTTGAAGCTCTTCGTTCTGTTTTATAAGTTCTTGTATTTGTTCTTCACGTTCTTTGCGCTGACGAACTAATTGTCTAATTCTTTTCTCAGCACCCTTAGTCTCTATACCTTCAAGTTCTTTAGGCTGTTCTTCTTGAACAGGCTCTTCTTTTATTTCCTGAACAGGTTCTTCCTGTACTTCTTCTTGTACTTCTTCCTGTACTTTTATTTCTTCTTGTTCATCTTCTTCAAATTCAAAAGCAACCTGTGTGCTTTCATCATTACCTTCGGAAACTTCAACAGTTCCCCATCCATCATTTTCATCACTCATTTTACTCTCCGTTGTTTACGAAACAAACGATTTACGTTTATTCTATTATATCACAAAAACCTAGATTTCCCAAATCATGTAGAGCCTTTTCCTAAATTAAAGGTTGGATCAAGGTCTTTAGCATCTTCTACTTTCATAATAATCTGATCATCAAAGAGAAGAATTAATCTTATACCTTTATAGAAAAGCTTGGTTCCTGCATGTTTACCATAACAAACATAGTCACCTACGTTACACCATGCTCCTGCTGGAAACTTATCCTTATCCATATATGCCAAGTCTCCTAACGCTAGAACCTGTGCGACAGTGGTGAGATAAGACATATCATCTTTGGTTGAATCCGGTATAAGAATACCGCCTTTGGTTACACTCTTTACTGAAACGGGGCGCACTAAAACGTGAAATCCCGGTAGTGCAGGTAGTGGGCTAGGATCGGGGGCGTCATCCTCAGTTATCCACATATCATTTTTTAGTGCGCCACCTAAACTTACTTGTTGCATTGCTAGTCTTCGTCCTCCATATACATTCGTTTTTTAATAATATCAGTTAAATTATCTCTGGCCCATTCTAGACTAGAGATTGAACCAACAAGCTGCCTGTAGTGTGAGTAATCTTCGGCAGAGCCATTACCCAACGCTAGTCGCAAGTTGTTAATTTCTTTATTGTACTCAGTTACTACTTCATCCCAAATGTCAGGCACTATTTCTTTTTGCCTTTCTCATCGGCTTTCCAAGAAAAATCATCCCATTCGTTTAAAACAGCACGAATATTGCGACCACCTATAACATCATCTGCATAGGCATCGCCAAAGCTTTTTCCAGTATCCTTTACATGTTCAGGATATCCCTTACCTTTAGACATCATAATTATCCTCCTTTTGCATTACTGCTAATTGCGTTAAAGCTTCAAGAGCTTTTTCTTCCATTTCTTTATCATCTTTCATTTTTGCTTCTAACATATCTTTAATTGTTTGAGCAACCTCTTTTTCATTCTCAACAGTTACTTTAAACTGTTCAAGATTTAGCTTTCCTTCAATATCCAGTTCTTTAATACGTTGCTTGGCTTGACGATCAAGCTCCGCTTTTTCTTCTTTCATACTATTGCTGGCATTAGTCTTGAGAAGATCAATGATCTGGTCAGCTTCTTCAAGTTTAAGCTTCTTAGTCTTGAGTTCCATCTCAGCAGCCTGAACCATAGTATCAGATTGTAGCTTCTGTTTCTCAAGTTCAACCTTGGCCTGTTCCAGAGATACAAGCTGTTGTTCCGGTGATTGTGCCTGACCCATTGCCTGATTAGCATTAAGAACCTGCTGTGCTGCCTGTGCCATAACCATTTCAATAACAGCAGGGTTCTGAGTTTCTTCAGGATTGGCACCCTGCATCATTTGTTCAGTAACACCATTTATCTGTTCCTGATATTTCATAATAGAATGTTCTTGAATATTTGCCTGAATAATTGGTGTAATACGTTGCATAATTGGATTAGCACCATTCATGGGGTCTTGCAGATACGCCATTTTAATCTGTATGTGTGCATCATGGTTCTGGCCGGGGAATGCTGCAATCGGCACACCCTTGGTAGCAGCCATGATATCCGACACAGGGTCCATTGGTTTAGGCTCAATCTTTGGTGGGAGTATCTGATCAACATTGGGCATGTTGGCTGCATTAAGAATTGTTCTGTTTAGTTCTTCCAGATTAAACATACCGGGAGGAGACTGTTGCGCCATTTGCAGAGCCATATTCGCCATCATCATGCGATGTGCGTTGCTGGGAATATTAGGATCAGATACCGGAATAATATCTACACGACCATCAAAGTCCTGTTTGAAAATACTACGATCTTCATATGGAACATCATAAGGATATTCTTCAGGAAGATAATCATAGTCAATACGAGCAAGGATACGAAATTCATCCTTCTGGGATTTGTGAAGCCGTTTGTGAATTGCAGAGAAAAATTTACTGCTTGCTTCCAGCAAAGCCATAGTGGTTCCAACGGGTCCATAGGAGGCAGCATCAGAGATAACTTGCTCTGTGCTGTCCGCAAACTTCTGACCAGCAGTAGCTACGAAGTTCAGCATTTGGAATAGAGTAGAGGAAGGCTCTTTATAGGGGAGAGGAATAATAGCCTTTGATAAATCTACACCAGTTGCCTCAACCTCCTTGAACTCGCCGGGAGATATAGGATCATTGTCGCCAACCATCCTTACTCCCTTGGCCTTAAATCCTCCCGGTAAATTGGCAAACTGTCCAGCATCTATGAGGGAACGCATAGCTGCCGTTGCACTCATTGTTAGATTACCAAGGAAGTGAATAAGACCTAGGCCATAGAAACCAAAGCCGGGAACAAATCTATAATGTACAAAGTGATTTACTTTTTCTTTGTTCGGGTCATCTTGCTTGTAGTTTCTACGGATACTTAGTATCTGTCGAGACTGACTCTCAACAGTTACAATATATGGAAGAGGAAATTCCTCTCCTTCAATATCAAGATAGCAGTGTTGTTCCAGCAACACATACTGCGGATCATTATCTGAGGAAGGAGACAATCCAATAATTGTATCCATCTTTTCCGCAAAAGTTGTAATATCATTAGCGTATGGTTCAGGAAGATCAACATCCTGATATACACCAGCGTTAATATCCCTTGCCATTTCAACAGGACTGCGATATATTACATGTGTGTACCTGTCTGCGTTAGACAGATCAGTTGCATAGTATGAAACATAAAACTGATCAATAGGAATAAATTCAGATTTAGGACGCTTGGTTGTGGCGTCATAATATAATTTTTTAAATGCAGACCCAATAATCGGCAGATGGAACAGCATTCTTTCAAACTCATCAAAGTATTCGGGCATCTGCTCCGTTACCTGATAGTTCATAAAGTTCTGTACACGATTTGCCTGTAATTCTTTTTCGGTGGTTGACTTACCAAGTATCTGTGCCTTGATAGGACCACTGGAGGGAAAGAGTTCTCCTGAAGCTTTTGACTGGAATTTAACAGCAGACTCAATTAGGAGAGGATGTACAGCGGTACATGCGCCTTCAAAAGGTTCAGAGCCTTGTTCCAGTTTAAGACCTAGAAGATCAAAGCCACGCTCAAACATTGACTCCCACTCAGCACGGGAATCTTTATCAGCCTGATAGCTTTCAATAACATTAGATGCAATATCTTGTAGTTCGTTTTCTTCCAGAATCTCGGACATATCACCAAACCATTCGGCAATACTTTCCGATGCTTCCATCTCTATATTCTCAGAGAAGTCTACAATAACACCGCCGTCTTCAGGATCAACCTCAAAGGTTGGACCCATATCTTCTTCGACCGGCATTGCAATAACATTACCTACCTCTTCAGGTATTGTGTCAAACGGATTTCTTTCAGTAGCCATTTATTTCCCTATTAAAAATTTTGTTCCCTGCTCTTATTATAGCACACTTTCTTTATTTTCCCAAATCATACATTCCAGTAAGTAGCTGGTTTATATTTAGGTTCGTCATCATACTCTGGATCATCGGGGTGTGTCAGGTGCCATGAATCCTTCAGATAGTGGATTGCCATAGTGAGAGCATCCACTTGGTCATCATGGGCCGCATTGGGGAAACGTATCAGTTCTTCTATAAGGTCATCTCCCCATTTTTTACCCTTGGGTATCCAGAGACGACCTGCTTCCATAATAGGCGTTGATGCGTAAACTCTGGAAATCTTGTCCCTGTCAGGCAGGTATTCCATTACAGGTAGCCCACCCCTACGCATATCCTGTATGAGGGATTGGCCGGATGCTTTCTTTTCCACCATGCAGACATCGGGCTTGTGTTCATTATACAGCTTCTGCGCCAGCCGCCTCAGTTCTGGATACTCAAAGCGGCCCTTGATATTGCCCAGACG